ATCTTGTCTGTAATGGGTTTACAGGATATAATTCCGGGCAGATCTGGGAAGAGCAGCCCGGAGCGATTCCTTATTATGGCTACGGTGCCGCGGCTTCTGCATATTACCAACCGCCCTCGATTGCATTCGCGGACTCACCTATCGAGGGCCGACTCTATCTCGCGGGCAATTCAAGAAGAATCCAAGGCTGTTTATTCTTCGAGAGTTATTCGGCTCCTTTCTACCTTGGCTATTTTCTTCCTTTCATGACCCCCAGTAGTTGGGCCTATCCTCTCATGATCGGTGGAGGGATGGGTGGAAAAGACAATGGCGCGAATCCGATGCGCTACTCTGATCCTGACTATGGAAACTCTGCTTGGTTTGCTCCATTATGCGTTGACTATAATGCGGTTGAACAGGTTTATGGTTCTGGTTCCCTCAAGATATTAAATCCAGGATTGTCTTGGGAAGGGATTGCAAATTATCGAAATTTAATTGGTGCTGATAATGCTGCGATCGCTATAACGGGAGGGACCTATCCAGGATTTACCTGGCCGTATGCGCAGCGACACTTCGAGATGGTGCTTACTAATATAGACGGTTCATATCTTCTCATGCCCATTTATATTTTCGGACCGCATACTGATAATGGGGGCGAATGCGTTGGTGCGCAATGTTATGGAGTGCCCGAGGGGTGCTTCGCGATTACGGGGTCGAATAATAACCAGGAAAATACTTTCACTTATAACGGTGACCTTTATGTGGTAGTGAGAAGTGCTTCCTACACCGAGGTCGATGACTACATGGCGATGAGGTTAGACACATGAATAATTATCAGACAGGTACCGCGGCAGATATTAATGTTCTTCTCAATACTCTTGATACTTGGTTGGTTTCAACGGTCGGTTATACTCGCAATATGACCCCGACTACTGCTGGCAGCGGCCTTCGAGCGCATTATCAGATAACGACGCCGCGGGGGAATACTCTCTTCGTCAATTTCCGTTCTTGGAGAAAAGAGGTCTGGACTGCTATTCAGACCGGCGCTGTTCCATCTTACACTACATCGACGGTTGTCGATGGGTTGATGATGAATCTTTCGAAAGCATATGTCGGGTCAGGAGCGCTTTGGGATGTTCAAGGTGGGCAAGTTCAGTCGGGCAATCTTTATTGGGACGGAATCGGAGTTCATGCGGCCGCTTATAATAATATCCCAGCATATCACTTCTACCACCTCTCCAACCCCCATTTAATTGTTATTGTTTTAGAATGGCAGCTTGGTTGGTTTTCTCGTTTAATATGGGGAGAACCTGACTCTACGGGAGCTGGGAGCTTCGCTCCTAACAATGGTTACTTCTTCCATGGCTCTTCCAGCAACTACTGTCCTTTCAATAACTCTCAGTATGGAAACGTCTTTCCTGATCCTGAGGGATTTTACACGGGCATTCGCGGGCCGGAGAACTATTATCAATTTTGTCGAGTTCCGAATACTAATAACCAACAGATGCAGAATATATTCTTTCAACTTGATCCGACTCTTCATGCAGGAGCGAATGGATGGTTGGGACCACTTCATGATACTACATCATGGAGTTCTCAAAACTCAACTTGGGATGGAACGACCACTCTTGATGATACTAATCATCCGGGTCTCCGCTGCGGATATAATTCTGACGACATGCCCGATCGGATTCCTAAATTAAATCCTGATATAGATTATTATTCTCCTCTTAGAAGATCAGTGAACGACGCCGCGGGGCTTTCGATATTTTTCCCGATCCAGATGTGGTGGTTCAGTGGGATTGCTTCCGCCCGTTATTTAGGATCTATTCCCGAGGTCTATTGTGTTAGCTTAAAACAATTCGCTCCAAGTCAAGTGGTTACTTTCGGATCGGATCAATATATGATCTTCCCTTATAGTTTTAAACCAAACCCTTATACTTATGAATTTACTACAGGGGCGCCTTCTTATCGCGCTGACAAGAACTTTGGAGCAGGAATGGCGATCAAGATTAATTAAAGGAAGATAATCGTGGCGACCATTACAGCAGATGCTTTACTCATAGTTAGACCGGTTCCCGTTTCGATCTCACCGGAACGACAAGCTGCAGTCCCGCAACCCGTTTATACTTCTTCGGGCATCGCTTCCGAAGTTAATCATGTAGGGGATGGTCTGCTTGAGTTAAATCGCTATATTTACTTCCCCGACAAAGAAACCTTCCCGAATGCGATCTCCGGGACTCTCGGGGATAATTTTGTAAATATTTACTATGAAAAAATCCATGTCAATCCTCCCAGCTTTGATGCTGGGAATGTTTCGACCACGATTTCTTATGATGTCGAGGTTTGGAACTCTTTCTTTACTCCTAAGCTTCTAACCGAATTGGTTGCTCTGAATGCAGAAGGAATCAATGTCTTAAATGGGATCCTTGAAGGGGGAACCTACGGCGCGCTTGAGAACTCAATCTATAATGTTGAAGTTACTCCCGAAGGTCCAGCAAATATCGATGCGGATCTTCGCTGGACCTTCAGTACTGATTTTGGTTCGCATAACATCATCGGTAATCGCTTGGTTCTCTTCCCATTTAGACCGGCCGGGCCGATCACAGAAACTCTTCAATGGATGACGAATGTGCTCCGCTCCCATTCCTCAGAGCAGCGCATCGCCCTTCGTAAACATCCCCGACAGATATGGGGAATGCGTTATAAGCAAAAAGACTCAGTCCAGGCAAGAATAAATTCTGCAATGTGGGGAAGAAATATCAAACCCTTCGGTCTTCCCATCTGGACTGATGTGAGTTATTTATATGATCCAATTACTTCTGGAACGGATACTATCTATCTTGATACGCGTTACTTCGATTATCGAGAAAACGGTTTGTTGGTTCTTCTATATCGCGACGACCTGACCAATGAGGCGAAAGAGATCGCAGAGATTTATAATGATCGGCTCGTTCTCACTCGCCCGCTTGAAACTAACTTTCCCGATGGGGCTCTCGCGATGCCTGTAGTTATCTGCATGCCGGAGGGTGGGTTAGTTAGGGAAGATATTGGGAATGGTGTGACTGTCTCGAATATTAAATTTCGAGCGATTGAGAATCTTGAATATGTCACCAGCCCAGAGGCGACCTATTTAGGATATGAGATTCTCGATGACTATTGGAATATTAGAAGAGGGGGGAACGTCGCATCTTCTATTCTGCATCCCTCAGTGATCATCGACAATCAAACGGTTGAGACTTGGGATGTCTTCGAGTATCGGGACAAACCAGATGAGTTATGGGATTGGTCCTGGGTCGCTGACAATCCCGAGCAGCGGTGGAATAACAAGATGCTTCTTATGCGCATGCGGGGTCGTCAGAAACCTTTCTGGATCAGCACCCGGGTAAAAGACTTTGAGCTTGCTGATATTGTTGCATCGTCTGCTTCTGAGTGGACCGTTTATAACATGGGCCAGAATTATTTAGAATTGATCGGTGATCCCCGACACGTTGAGATTCTTTTGAAAGATGGTTCGATCTATCAGATGGAAGTCGTCGGTCTCACTGATACATCGACCGATAAATCGACGCAGATTATTGAGATGAGCGACATCTTCGGGATCGAGGTCGCGCCGGAAGATGTCGAGCGTATCAGTTATCTTCGTTTGGTGCGCTTCAATTCTGACGAAGCAGTGATCACGCATAATTTGGGCATATATTCCGAAGTGACCATGCCCCTTATTACGGTAGAGCAACCGACGGGACTTTAGATATGACTTATGCTAACTATGAAACATCCGAAGCGTCGGGACGCCCGATTGAATTTTATGAGTTTCAAAACGGGAGTCTGTATTGGAGATATACTTCGAGCGATGAAACTCTGGTGTGGAGTTCAACTAATTGGACTCCGGAGAATATTCAAAGAAGTCAGATAGTCTTGAGCCAGGAAGGAATGAAGAACCAACTTAAGCTCACGGTTCCTCGAGACTTTCCTCCGGCGCAGCAGTATCGACAATTGATTCCTCTCTACGAGACTACTCTGACTATTCGAAGATTACATCGTGATGATCCTGACGAAGAGGCGATCATCATCTGGATCGGGAAGATTTTTGATGTCACTTGGCCGGGAGGGAAAGGTGCGGCCACAGTGACCTGCGAACCCGATATTAGTTCCTTAAAATCTGAAGCACTGCGGGGGCGTTGGCAGATCAGATGTAATCATACCATTTATGATGAATTTTGTAAGCTTGAATTTGTTTCCAATTCCGATGCTTTTTCAATCGGGGCACTCTCTACGAATAAGTTGCAGATAACTCTTCCTGGAATAGGCGCAGCGACCCCCGAAAGTGGATATTGGCGCGGGGGCCTTCTTCGATTCGGAACGAACCAATTTAATATGATTACAGCGCAGAGCGGGGATGTAATCACCGTCTGGAGATATATGCCCGATATCTCAGTTGGTGACGCCGTGCTTGTTGCACCAGGGTGTCAAAATCTGAAAACACACTGCATTAATCGTTTTAACAACTATAATAACTATCTGGGCGCCCCTGATGTTCCTTTGAAGGATATTTTCCAAGGGGATGGGGTGAAAGGAACTGTCTAATGTGGTGGTTTATAGCTGGTTTAGTTATCTCTTTCGCGATTGCGCTTCTCACGCCCAAGCCCAAGACTCCCGACTTGCGACCCGCAGGAATAAAGGATTTTGAGATTCCCACGGTTTCTGAAGCGAGGAATATTTCTCTTCTATTCGGAAAAGATATTCTCTCCGGCCCAAATGTCATTAACTACGGGGATCTGAAAAGCGTCCCTATCACAGTGAAATCTGGCGGGGGTTTATTCGGTGGGGGATCGAAGCAGACTGTCGGTTATATGTATTATCTTGCGATGGACTTCTCTTTATGTTGGGGGCCGCTTGACGCGGTGCATGAAATCAGGTGGGGTGACTATGTTGCATGGACAGGAAACCAGACCAGCGAGGGCGCTCTGGACATCTATCAACCCTTGCTGTTTGGTGGAAAAGATGAGCAGGGTGGAGTTTCGGGGTCGGGTTATTTCTATATTGGAAATGATACCCAAACCAGCGACCCATATCTTAATAGTAAGTTGGGAGTTCAGCCCGGCAATCGAAACGTCGCGCATTATGTCTGGCGCGGGGGTCTCGTTGGGCAGTCGCAATATATCAAACCAGTCTCTTTCATTGCTTCCCGATACCCGAACCCAATTTCCCTTAGTAGTAATAAGCATATAATTGGGGAAGATGCGAATCCCGCCTGTATCATTGCAGAGATGTATACCAGCAAGCTCTTTGGTAAAGGATATGATACGAGTATGCTTGATACTTCTTCCTTTCAGACCGCGGGGAATACTCTTTATGATGAAGGCTTCGGTCTCTCTTTCATAGTCGACTCCGCAAGAGATTGTGAAGATGTTATCGATGAAGTTTTGCGACATATAAATGCTTCGGTATATGTCGATCTTTCGACTGGGAAGATAGTCCTCAAGCTGATCCGTGCTGACTATTCTATCGCGACCATCCCTGAACTCAACGAGAGTACAGTCAGCGATGTCGAAGATTTTACTCGCGGATCAATTGGAACCATCGCAACGGAGGTTCGAATAGTTTATAATGAGCGCAGCGCAAACTATAAAGAGAGAGTATACATTCAACCCGAGATAGGGGCCAGGCATCAATTGGGTTTTCCTAAACCGGTCTCCCTGAATTATTATGCGATCAAAACAAAAGCGCTTGCCGCTCAATTGGGTGTTCGTGAACTTCTCCCCCTATCGAAAACTCCTGCATCTTGCACGGTCATCTGCGATCGGAATGCTTATGATTTAGTTCCTGGTTCCGTTTTTAAGTTGGTCTGGTCACCGGCCGAGATAGATCAGATCATTTTGAGAGCGAAAGAGATCAACTACGGGACTCTTGAAAACGGGACTATCCGCATCGCATGCACCGAAGATGTCTATGCGCTTGATGAGGCTCTTTTTGATGAGAACCCTTCCTCTGGATGGGTTCCTATCACCGGGAGTCCTCTCAATATTTCTGACGCTTATTTTACCGACATGCCCTACTGGCTTCAACAGGATCTTTCGAATTATCGCCTCATGGTCTTTGCACCAGCTCCACGCGGCGATCACATCGGTTTTCATGTCTGGTGGAATGATGAGGTCACCCCCAATACCTTTTATCAGATCACCGGCAATCTGCAGGCCTTGTCAACTATCATGCAGAATACCACTGACTTTTTAGAAGACGATGTCGAGATCGAAGTCGAGTTTGAACCGAACCTTTTTCCAAAAAATGTCACGGAAGATAATATCTTAACCAGCGCAAGCAACCTCCTTCTCTTTTTTAATTCGGAAACTGGGGAAGAAGAGCTTGTCGGTTATACCGCATATGTAAACAATGGGGATGGTACTTATACCTTAACTGGTGTTCTGCGCGGGCTCGTCGACACCACTCCTCTTCGCTGGCCGAGCGGATCTTTCCTCTTCCCCATCGATGGTGGGTATGGGATCAATGATGCTCAGGCCTTATCGTGGGGTGGCACTTATGATAATCACTATTATCGTTTGCAGACAAGAACGCAGTCGGAAGAGTATGATATTGATGATCTCGGAACGACTGAATATCGGTATCAGCTTACTAGAAGAGTAGAACGACCCTGGCCCATGGGTCGTTTCTATATCGATGGTGTTGAGTTCTCGGGTGATACTATTAAGTCGACTGATATTGCTTTTACTTGGGCGCATCGCTCGAAGACTTTGGGAACCCTTCAGAAGCAAAACGATGCGACCGGGACCAAAGAAACCAATGTCACTTATACTATAGAGATTCGAAATGAAGTCTCCACGCTTCTTCGCACTTATAGCGGATTGACTGGTGTCTCGCAGACCTACCCATGGGCGACTATGGTTTCAGATAATGGGGGCGTAGCTCCTTACTATCTCAATGTTACCGCCTTTGCTGTCGATAGTGGAGTATCTCTTTCTTCCCTCCATCCTCAACAGCGAAGGATATATACTAACGCAAGCGGGCCGCAGATAATCGCGGCACAGCCGATCACCAGTAATCAAGGGGCTCTCGGTGGAAATACTTGGCGCAATATTATTCCTGCGTCTTTCTTCTTCCAAGATGCAACGACGGTACGCATAACCATAAAGGCGGAGGCATCATCCGCAATACAAGTGGATGAAATGTGGATCGGGCATCCTTCCGGGGTAGGGGATGCTTATGACTTTGACGGTAATCAAGTCCAGATTCTCTTCAACACGGGGAATGCTGGCTTCTCTATTGCGGGAGGGGCTTCGCAAGACTCCGATGATATTTCTTTTAATTTGGACCATACCAAACCACTTATCGTTTCTTTCTATCTGCCAGCATCGCCTGGAAACGCTTCCTTCGATGGAACTATAAGCGGGGCGAGCAATTACTATAAGAGCGGGAATGATGCTGCGACCGAAGATGCAACAGGATACACGGTCCATACAGGGAACCGTGTATATTTAATCGAGAAGATAATAGACCCGACTTTATAAGGAAATATTATGCCAGTTCATCCGGAAGAGATCGCCACAACCGTTGACCCGGCTATAAGAGATGTTATATTAGCATTAATTAAAACGATAGCAGACCCCTTTCTTTTAACCGGCCTCGTTGTAGTGTTTTTAATGTATCGTCTGCTCCAGAGAAAGGAAAGTACTTTTGATAATAGTATGAAAGATGTTTTTAATGAATTACACGCGATGTCGAGGCTTTTAGTCGAGCAAGCATCCACTATTAAAACTCTAGTTGAATTGGTAACTTCTCATGGCGAAGAAGAAAAAAAGAATAGACATTGATTGCTCTCGCGGCATTCATGGTTTTTTGTGTCGAGTGAGAAAGGTACTGTCGAAAGATCGCCCTACAGAAATTGACGAAGATCTTGCTGAGATAAGAAAGATTCGCCAAGAAGCCGAAGAGATTCTAAAAAAGACACGGGCGACTTTAGATGGGGAAGATAATTGGTTTATTAAAAGGGATGACGATGGAACTCATAGTAACACTAATCACTGATTTGACTTTTATGGTTTATGCAATTCAAGGGGCTATTTGTTCGGCCGGATTTATCATTTTTATTTGGTGGTGGATTCGGCAAAAAACGGCTTCTGAAGTTTACGCATATATCACATTCCTTCTGTTATCGACAGCTGTCGAAAGAGGGATTTCTATGTCAATGCGGGCCATGATGTATACCGACCCCGTCAGGGCTACGGAAGCGATCCAATCTTTTTCATGGACACTAAGAACGGTCCCCGGAACAATTATCATGGGTCTTATTGTCTATAGAATGGCTTTCCGCGCGTGCCGTACTATCCGCATTGAAAGAAAATACAGAGGGGGCAACGAGCCCGTTTGTGAGGAGGATACCTTAGATGAACCTTACTAAAAGAGTTCTTGTCGTGGATGATGATTCTCAAATTAGAACACTTTTGTCGTCATTATTAGAAAGGGAATCTATCCAGGTTTATACAGCTGCTTCCGCGGAAGAAGCGTTAGGAATTATAAGGAAATGTGGTCAGCAGCATATACAGGTGCTTCTAACTGATATTTCTCTTCCCGGAATGGACGGTCTAACACTGTGCCGAAAGCTAAGAAGGATCGAACCTCTCATTGTTACTATTGCAATAACGGGGTACACGGATCTGTTTAGTCTTTTGGAATGTAGGGAAGCGGGGTTTGATGATTATTTGATCAAACCGGTTTCCGCTTCCGTGTTGAGGGCGGCCCTCGTTAGTTCATTTAAGCGAGCCCGATATTGGGGGACTATCGCTGAAAGGGATATAGCGAGCCGCCACAAAAGTAGGCCAAATGGAATCAACATTACTTAGGAGGAATCATGGAAACAGGAAAAAGGATCTCGTTTAAGATCGGAGTTTTGGTATCAATCGTTTTTCTCATGGTCGGGTTTGTGTCTGTCGGGGAGCTATGGGCTGCCGATGCGACAACCACGCTTTCCTGGGATAAAAATGCCGAGCCAGATGTTCAATACTATCGACTCTACACGGGCGCATCCGTCCAGGAAGTGGTCGACAAAACCAATCCGGGGGAAAACATTATCGGACCGGCCACACCGGATTCCTTGCCCGATCGGATCGTCGCACCGCCGAAGACGATCACCGTCGCGGATAACTTTGAGGGTGTGATTTATTACGGAGTTACAGCCGTGGATACTTCCGGCAACGAAAGCGATATTGTGGCCGAGGGGGTGGTCGGGGTTCCATTTGATTTTTTGGCACCGAGCCCGGTCAGGAACCTCCTCGCAGAGTAATTATAACCCTTCCTGCTGGGCAAGAAGTTGAGATCTTAATTAAATTCGAAAACTGAAAGGATGGCCAGATAATGATCCAATCTCCATACGAAGGGGCTTTGAAGTTCCTTGGAATAAAGGAAGTGCCTGGGAGCGTTGCAAATCCACAAATCCTTGCGATGTTGAGATTGGATCAGGCCTGGCCCGACGACGATAAGGTGCCCTGGTGTTCGGCCTTTATGAATTATGTCTGTTGGTTCTGCGGGGTCGAACGGTCTAAATCTTTACGGGCTCGAAGCTGGCTTCGTGTCGGGCGCCCGATCACAGAAATAGATGCGGTCAAGGGATTCGACGTCGTGATCCTTTCGCGGGGCGGGGGCGTTCAACCGGGAGCGGATGTCATAAACGCACCTGGTCATGTTGGTTTCTTTTCTGCTATGGATCGAGATAAGATCGTTTTGTTGGGTGGGAATCAAAACGACACGGTGAAGTTCTCCGATTACACAATCAGTCGTGTTCTAGGAATAAGGAGGCTTAGTTGAATAATTTATCGAACTACCAGAGACTTCGGCCCTATATCCAAAATGGTGATCTTCTTCAATGGCACGGTAATTACCCCTTCAGCAAAATTATTCGACTAGGAACGGGTGAGGATGATAATCACTCGAGTCAAGCGATTCGGATTCCTTTTTTTGAGAACCGCATATTCTCGATCGAGGCGTTAAGCAGCGGACTTCATTTGTGGCCGCTTTCCGATTTATTAGCCAGATATGACGGGTGGGTGACTTGGTATCCCCTCCTCGATAAATACCGTGGAACGGCCGCTAATGACGCTACACGGTGGCTACTGACCCATCTAGGAAAACCTTATGACTGGCACTCCTGTGTTTCAAATTGGAGATCAATTTTTGGTTGGTCACCCAAGAAAGCTGATCATCGCCGTTTGTATTGCAGTGAATCGGTTTTTTTAGCATGGAAGGAACGCTTTAAAGACATGGATTCTTTGCTGCATATCGGGGCTGGATTAAACCAGTTAAAGAGTATTACGGTTTCTCCTGTTCCGGGGAAACCAATGCTTGATCTGGGAATCTGGATGACAGAGGGAAAAAGGCTGGTTATCGGAGGGGGCGACTAACGCGCCACCCCCTCCGGGGATCATTCTTTTTTAGCCCCTAGGAAGTCTCCAACGGTTTGTTGTTTTCCAGTGGGTAGTGGGGCCTTCAGCATTTCCTCGATAACGGCCTCCTTGATAAGACTGACCGTTTTAGGATTCGGGGGTCGGTATCCTTTTTCAGCCAGGGAGGATGTCGTGATCGACCGCATAAAGTAGTTGACCACGAGAAAGATCCCTGAAACAACCCAGGCCATTTGCTCGGAGGTCAATTCCCATCCTAACTGAGAAGCTGCCAAAGAAACAAGACCGGCCACGACGGTGTTGGTTTGATTCGTTCGGGAAAGAACGAACCCTCTCACATTGTCTGCATTCATAAATCCTCCTTTGGTATGTAATAAAGCATTGGTTGTCCTGTATAAAACCCACCAACTTCGCGATCTCTTAAACTTTTTGCCGCATATTTTCTTTTTATTATCCCCTTTTCTATTAAGGAGTGTAAAGCTTTGTAGGTCGTTTGTATATGGACACACGGCTCTCCCATATGGATCTCTTTTGCTTTAAACAAGCGGCCCTTGTATTTATTTAACAAGAAAATGATCCAATCCTCTTCTATATCCTTTTTATTAATAAAGTTATCCACGCGCACCTCACATATTTTTTACTCCGTTATCAATTAACTCCTGCCGTCTTTCCTCGTCCGTCATAGACTCGAATTGTTGATAGCGGTCACAGTCGTCACGGCGCTCGCAATAATACGCGCAAATGGGAAGGTTCACCCATTCACCTCCGTCGTTCGCTCTCTGTCGACTTGG